AAGTCTCGGTTACTCTTGAAGTTCCTTGAGAAGTATCAAATGTTGTTACAAACGCTGTCGTGGTATTAAACGCAGTCGTTGTGCCTCCAGAAGTTCCTGTTGCTCTAGACGTGCTATTATTGGTATTGAACGCTGTTGATCGACTGGTGTCAGTAGCTCTACTTGTAGAACCAGTTGTATTAAACGTAGTAGTTCTAGATGTATCTGTTGCTTTTGATGTACCTTGCGTCGTATCAAAATTTGTCGTGGTGGCAAACGAAGTATTGAATATCGTCGTCGTAGCGAATGTGGTGACAAAAGTTGTGGTTGTAGCATACAACGTATTAAACGTTGTGGTTGTACCGAATATTGTAGATCTACTTGTATCTGTGGTTTTACTTGTAGCGCCAGTCGTGTTAAAGACCGTAGTAGTAGCAAACGTTGTGTTAAACGTAGTTGTTGTACCAAATGTCGTAGTTTTGCTAGTGTCGGTCGTCTTACTTGTACCTTGTGTAGTATCAAAATTAGTGGTTGTCGCATACGATGTATTAAACGCAGTTGTCGTAGCAAACACCGTCGAACGACTAGTGTCGGTTGCTTTGCTTGTAGAACCAGTTGTATTAAACGTAGTTGTTTTAGAAGTATCAGTTGTTTTGCTAGTGGAACCAGTTGTATTAAACGTAGTCGTTTTGCTTGTATCGGTGGTCTTGCTCGTGCCTTGTGTGGTATCAAAATTAGTTGTCGTAGCAAACGTAGTGTTAAATGTCGTCGTTGTAGAATATATGGTATCAAATACAGTTGTTGTAGCAAACGTGGTCGTTATAGTAGTGTCAGTAGTTCTAGACGTTCCTTGCGATGTATTAAACGCAGTAGTTGTAGCATACGAAGTATTAAACGCTGTTGTTGTACCGAACGTAGTCGTTTTGCTAGTATCAGTAGTTTTGCTCGTGGCGCCAGTCGTATTAAATACGGTTGTTGTCGCATAAGCTGTGTTAAATGCAGTCGTTGTAGCATACAATGTATTAAACGTGGTCGTTGTACCGAACGTAGTTGTTCTACTTGTATCAGTAGTTTTGCTAGTAGAACCAGTAGTATTAAACACGGTAGTTGTAGCATACGAAGTGTTAAACGTCGTTGTGGTTACAAATACTGTCGTGGTATCAAATACAGTGGACGTTGCTTTCGAAGTTGCAATATTAGTGCTGACAAGCGTGTTAGTAGTTCTAGTTGTCTGCGTAGTAATAACTGTGTCAGTTGTAAACGTCGTAATATAAGTTGTTTCAAAACTTGTTACGAACGTAGTCGTAGTATCAAATACAGTGGAAGTTGACTTAGAAGTAGCAGTCGCTTTAGAAGTTGCACGTGAAGTATCTGTGGTTCTATTGGTGTCAGTCAAGAACGCAGTATCTGTATTGAACGTTGTAACGAACGTCGTAGCAAATACAGTATTAAATGCAGTAGTCGTTGACTTGCTCGTAGAGGCAGTAGTCAACTTGCTGGTATCTGTTAATCTTGATGTACCAGTATCAAGATTAGTTAGTGTAGCGTAAACAGTAGTCTTACTGGTATCGAATGTCGTAGTTTGACTTGTTTCAAACACAGTGGTTGTAGATTTAGTAGTACCAGTTGCGCGCGACGTTTCAAAGACAGTAGCAAATCCAGCAGAAGCGCCATAGAAGTCAGAAAACTTGATAGTTCCAGATGTAGGAATAGCAGCGTTTATCAATGTGTTCGCAACAAACGCACCACCACGATAATACTCAGAAATTGAGTGTGGTGCTGTACCGCCAAACTCTAGGGCGATGCTTGATAAACTAATTGTGCCTGACGACGGCAATGGCATCGTTAATCCTTATTGAGCTGTGCTTTCAACTCATCAATTTGTGTCTGTTGCTCTTTGATTGCTTCGATTAAAAGAGGAATCAATTTATCATATTTAACCGTCATATATTTGTTATCAATCGGCGCAGGTGCAACGATCTCTGGCATGATAGCATTTACTTCTTGCGCAGAAACACCGACATGCATTTCTTTTTGATATCCGAGATCTTGCGCTGTGATGTTTGGTTCGTAGTAGAAACCATTTAACGATTTAACTTTTTCTACTGCGTTAGGAATATTTGAATAGCGATCTTTTAGTCGGTCATCTGAGAAGAACGCAGTAATGTCACCTGTGGCTGTAATGAATCCAGTAATTGTTGTGTTGCCAGCAGCTAGTGTGGAAGATACGTTAGCGAAACCAGTGATGGTAGTATTACCGAGTTCAACAGCACCAGCAACGACTAACTTACTACTCGGAGTAGAATTACCAATACCAACATTACCAGCATTCGTAACAATAAATTTGTTTGTTAAATTAGCAGAACTTGCAACAGCTTCAAAAGTTCCACTTAACGCAGATGCGTAAGTATCAACTCTAAATTCAGCAGCTCCGATTCTTACTCTATCTGGACCAGAAGTAGAAGGATCGTTGCCTTTGAATAAAAATAACTCAGATGCTTCCGAAGCAGTGTGTATTCTTTCACCAACATAAGTATGATTGTATGAGTTGGGTGAGTCGCCAGTAGTTCCTCTAAAACTTATAAAGTTTGGACCTGCATCAACTCCACCTATCGCAAGGTCACCGTTAATTGTGGTGTTGCCAGCGAAAAACGTACCTGTTACTGATAGAGCATGGCCAGGAGTTGTATTATTTACACCAACTCTATTATTTGTCCCATCGACAAACAAAACACCGCTGTCAAAGTTTGCATTACCACTAGTTTGTGTAAATGCAGTTCCGACAACTATGGTTGCAAGGTTCGCGCCAACTTCAAATGTCGCTGAACCATTGGAAGACAATAGTTTCCTGTCGGTAAGGTTGATTGCTAATTCACCTGCGGCGATGTACGAGGTGTTAGATGAGTTGCTTACGTTTGGCAGTAAGCCAGTGGTAGTAGTTCGTTTAATTTGAAATCTATTTGGCATTTGCCTGTCTCCTTTTGCTAATATCTACTAGCAGATTTGTACTGAGTATTTACTCAGGTCTATTTAGTATAATGTATTATTCTTCGACTTGATAACCTAAATTACTTTCAACTATAGAATCTTCAAATGCTTTCTTAAAAGCAAGCATAACTAACCCTCCTGGAATTTGAGTAAATACTCCAGGTTCAATTTCAACTTCATATGTTTTAGATACTAGTTCGTTTAATGTTACGGATGTTATAAAAACTGGTGTCATTCTTATCAACACGTCATCAATAAATAACATTTCGTTTATATTGTATGTTATTGTGCCACTATTTGCAACTGGATCCCAGTTTATAGTAGTAATCGGAGAAACAAGTTCTCGCTTAACTTTAACATTTTCTTTAATAGTTACTCTTGACATTTTTAATCCTTTATGTTTTATAATTAAACTTTATTCGTAATAAAAAATAATATATCCATTGGCTCCAGCAGATCCAAATCCTGATAGACCTAGTCCAGCTTGACCGCCATCACCTTTTTGTTCACTATTAAATCCAACGACTCCAGCACCACCAGTTCCGGAATTGCCTGCGTCTTCTCCTGGATTACCTGTTGTATTTGTTATAGTGCCGCCAGATGCTGTACCACCAGCGCCGCCAGATCCAGATACACCAGTTCCGCCACCTCCGCCACCAACACCAGAAAGTGTTGTTATAGTTTTAGTGCCACTGACAACTGAGGATGTTCCGCCTGTTGTTGCTCCTGTTACGGAATTGCCACCAACACCGCCAACACCAACAGTGTATACCACTGTTTGTCCGCCTGTTATCGAATAAGAACTGTACGAATAACCACCACTACCGCCGCCAGCTCCATATGCTGGCTCAGCTGAACCAGTGCCTCGAGCGCCACCACCGCCAGCACCCCAGACAGCGATTGTAACAGTTTCACATCCACCTGGAGCTGTTTCTGTAGCAGAAGAGCCAGATGCATAATCGCGTCTAATTGGCGAAAACTTTCCGCCCATTAATAATGATTGCTGCATTGCGCCCATTATGTTAGCCCTGACCCAGATGCCAACCAAACAGTTGATGATATTTTTAACAAAGTACACACACCCCATGGCGCCAAAGTTCTAGATCCTGTTGTTGTCGTACCAGCAAGCCTTAGTGTGTCTGAATTAATTGCAATTGTAATGTTGGATGTTGCATTTCCGTTAAATACAGTAATAGCCGTACCAACAGGGAACGCTGTTGTTCCGTTTGCTGGTATGGTATAGGTGTAGGCTGTTGTGTTATTTTTGCCGATTGATTTACCGCTATCTGTGAGCGCGAAAGTATAAGTCGCGTTCTGAAGATTTTGCGGGATTTCGCGGAAACCAAGCTCTACACCATTGGCGAATGCCGTTCCAGTAGTGTGGTTGTAAATAAGAAGATCGCCACCAGCAGAGTCAAACACACCAGATTTTGTTACTGTTCCATTATTATAAAGACCAAACTGTACAGCTGTGCTTTGATCTTGAATATGTGCAGTAAACGATGCGAAATCTACTGAACTTCCTGTTGGAGTGTATGCTTCAAAATGCGCATAGTTCCATCCAATATTAGTTCTAGTCTTGCTTGATCTAAATCTTCCATCATCAGCAGGATAGATGTAATGCATTCCATCGCCACCAAGAGTCATATCAAGTCCAAGAGCGTCACTTGTTCTGGTATAGAAATTCATATCAGAGCCAACCCAGTTTCCATCTCTAGGATTGACAGATATGTATCCAACATCTTTTACAGTAGAGACTGTATCAAGACCTTGTGCATATGATAATGCTATTGCTTTAGTGGTTACGCTAGTATTATTTAAGTTTCTAGGTACTATTGGTGCAACTATATTAGTGGAGTTCAAATCAGAATAAATCTGACCAGCAACTTGCAGTTGTCCATTCAAGTAAAACCCACCACCATAATTTAGTCTTGTTCCATCGTAACCAATCTGATTTGTGTCGGATCCAAATCGAATAAAACCTAAACCACTATTTTGTACACCCTTAATACCTAGTGCGTTTGCTACGTTTACATCATGTATTTCTGTATCATCACCAACACGAATAGCTGCGCCAGAACCACCAAATCTAGTGGACAGCAGCCCTGCTACTGTCGCTGCACCTGTTACTGTTAAGTTTGCAGTGCTTAGGGTACTTGTTGTTTTATTAAATGTGAATGTTGACGCACCGTTAGCAGTAGCAGAGTCGTTAAAAGTAACTTGTGTGTTGGTTGAAGCACCGATACCACTAATACCTGTCGTACCTTGTGCGCCAGTAGCACCCGTAGCACCTGTAGCACCTGTTGTGCCAGTTGTACCTTGGATACCTGTAGCACCTGTAGCACCTGTTGTTCCAGTTGTACCTTGTGCGCCAGTAGCACCCGTAGCACCTGTAGCACCTGTTGTGCCAGTTGTACCTTGGATACCTGTAGCACCTGTAGCACCTGTTGTTCCAGTTGTACCTTGTGCGCCAGTAGCACCCGTAGCACCTGTTGTGCCAGTTGTACCTTGGATGCCTTGGATGCCTTGAGTTCCAACAGCACTAGACCAATAGACATTACCACCAGCACCAGAAGTTAAAACATTACCAGCATCACCAACACTATTATTAGCATTTATTTGTCCGCCAAGATCTAATAGGTTTTGTGTAATAAATGTATTAACAGATGAGTTACCCACTGCATATGCAGAAGCATTTATAACAACATTAGAGCCAACAGTAATTGAATTTGTATTAATGTTAGCAGTATCATTTACAGTCAAGTTAGCTGTTGTCAACCTTGCAGTAGCTTTTGTGAACGTCAACTGAGAGGAAGCATTGGCAACACCGCCATCGTTAAAGATTATTTGGGTATCAGATCCAGCGATTGGTCCAGTGATGCCTTGTATTCCCTGAGTTCCGTTAGTACCAGAAGTACCTTGCGCACCAGTAAATCCTTGAATACCTTGAATGCCTTGAGATCCGTTTGTTCCGTTAGTACCATTCGTTCCCGAAGTACCCTGAGTTCCTGTAAATCCTTGGATACCTTGAGTACCTTGAGATCCGTTGGTTCCCGAAGTACCTTGGGTTCCAGTGAATCCTTGGATACCTTGAATACCTTGAATACCTTGTGCGCCAGCAGAACCAACGACACTAGACCAATACACATTACCAGCGCCATTAGAAGTCAGAACCTGACCAGCAGAACCAACACTTCCATCTGCATTTATTTGTCCGCCAAGATCTAATAGGTTTTGTGTAATAAACGTATTAACAGTAGAATTACCTACGAAATATGCAGACGCATTTATGACAACATTAGAACCAACAGAAATCGAGTTAGTGTTAATCACAGCAGTATCATTTACAGTTAAGTTAGCAGTCGTTAGTCTTGCAGTAGCTTTTGTAAAAGTCAACTGAGAGGAAGCATTAGAGAATCCGCCGTCATTAAAAATTATTTGAGTATCAGAACCAGCGATTGGCCCAGTAAGACCTTGAATACCTTGAACACCCTGAGTTCCGTTGGTGCCATTCGTTCCTGAAGTTCCCTGAGATCCAGTAAATCCTTGAATACCCTGTATTCCTTGAACACCCTGAGTTCCCCCAGTACCGCTAGTTCCAGAAGTACCCTGAGATCCAGTAAGACCTTGAATACCCTGTATTCCTTGAATACCTTGTGCGCCAGCAGAACCAACAACACTGGACCAATAGACATTACCGCCAGCAGCAGAAGTTAAAACTTGACCAGTGGTTCCGACGCTATCATTAGCATTAATTTGACCGTCAAGATGAAGTAGATTTTGAGTGATAAATGTATTGACACTAGAATTACCGACAGCGTATGCAGACACATTTATAACAACATTAGAACCAACTGCGATAGAATTAGTGTTAATTACAGCTGTATCATTGACTGTTAGATTAGCGGTTGTTAATCTAGCAGTAGCTTTGGTAAAAGTCAACTGAGAAGATGCATTAGCAACACCACCATCGTTGAAAATCAGCTGGGTGTCAGAACCAGCAATTGGTCCAGCGATACCCTGAATGCCTTGAGTTCCTTGCGGACCTTGGATGCCTTGTATACCTTGTATTCCCTGTGTTCCATTAGTACCAGAAGTACCTTGCGCTCCAGTAAAACCTTGAATACCTTGGATACCCTGAGCACCTGCAGAACCAACAACACTAGACCAATAGACGTTTCCATCAGCACCAGAAGTCAATATTTGACCAGCTGTGCCTACATTATTATTTGCGTTTAATTGACCGCCGAGGTCTAATAGTGTTGGAGTAATAATTGTATTTAAGCTGGCGTCACCAATAGTAATAGAATTGGTGTTAATAACTGCAGTATCATTTACTGTTAGATTTGCTGTTGTTAGTCTTGCGGTAGCTTTTGTAAATGTTAGCTGGGAAGAAGCGTTAGAGAATCCACCATCATTAAAAATTATTTGAGTGTCAGATCCAGCGATTGGACCAGTAATACCTTGTATTCCCTGAGTTCCGTTAGTACCAGAAGTACCTTGCGCTCCAGTAAAACCTTGGATACCCTGAGTTCCCTGAATACCTTGTATTCCTTGAGCACCTGCAGAACCAACAACACTAGACCAATAGACGTTGCCAGCTTCACCAGAAGTCAATATTTGACCAGCTGTACCAACTCCGCCATTTGCGTTTAATTGACCGCCAAGATCCAGTAGATTTTGCGTAATAAACGTATTTACAGATGAGTTGCCAACAAAATACGCTGAAGTATTTACGACTACGTTAGAACCAACTGAAATAGAATTAGTGTTGATTACAGCAGTGTCATTAACTGTTAGATTAGCGGTTGTTAATCTAGCAGTAGCTTTTGTGAATGTCAGCTGAGAGGAAGCATTAGCAACACCACCATCATTAAAAATTAACTGAGTGTCAGAACCAGCAATTGGTCCAGTAATGCCTTGGATACCTTGAATGCCCTGAATACCTTGAGCACCTGTAGTTCCTTGAGCACCTGCAGAACCAACAACGCTAGACCAATAGACATTACCATCAGCACCAGATGTTAGAATCTGCCCAGCAGAACCAACACCATTATTAGCGTTAATCTGACCACCAAGGTCTAATAGTGTTGGAGTAATAATTGTATTTAAGCTGGCGTCACCAATAGTAATAGAATTGGTGTTAATAACTGCAGTATCATTTACTGTTAGATTAGCAGTTGTTAATGTATTTGTATCTTTATCAAATGTTAATAGAGAATCTCCGCCGAAAGAACCCGAATCGTTAAACTGAACTTGAGTGTTGGAACCACTTGGGATTCCAGATCCAGTTGTATCCCAGTAGACATTTCCTGCTGCTCCAGATTTTAGAACTTGTCCAGCAGTACCAACTCCACCATTCGCGTTTATTTGACCACCAAGGTCTAATAGTGTTGGAGTAATAATTGTATTTAAGCTGACGCCACCAATTGTGATTGAGTTGGTATTGATTACAGCAGTGTCATTTACAGTCAAGTTAGCAGTAGTTAATGTATTTGTGTTTTTATCAAATGTTAGCTGGGAAGAAGCGCCAGCAACTCCACCATCGTTAAAAATTAACTGGGTGTCAGAGCCAGCTACTGGTCCAGCAATACCCTGAACGCCCTGAATACCTTGTAGTCCTGCGGAACCAGTACCAGAAATTCCTTGAATACCCTGTACACCTTGAATGCCCTGTACACCTTGAATGCCCTGTACACCTTGAATGCCCTGAGTACCTTGAATGCCTTGAATGCCTTGAATGCCCTGTACACCTGATCCGCCACCGCCAATCTCTGAAACTACAGAACCGTTAGAGACCCATATCTTACCATCGTGTGTATTGATGCCAATGTCACCGTCAATACTTAATATGAAAGTATTGGGAACACGTCCAGGAACAGAAGTTTTCTTTATATTTGTGGTCATATAGTTATTTATACTCTAAAAGAAAGCCCACCGAAGTGGGCTTTTAAGTTATTCTGCGACTTTCTTATTTTTAGCTTCCAGCTTTTCCAACTTCGCAGTCAATTCTTCTAATTGTTTTGACATTACATCAAGTTGGCTCTTGGTGATTAGATGTTTACTAATCTCATCAAAAAGAGCCGTTTTCATGTTTTCAATATACACGTTTACAAATATTGCTTCACTCATAATAACCTCGTTTTAATTTTAGAATGTACCGCCATCCAAGTCTGCGTAGATAACCGCAGTACCATTAGATTGTAGAACCTTGCCATCTGTACCTAATGACAACTTGCTTAGTGTGTTACCAGTATTAGCAACTAGCAAATCACCAGAGGTGTAAGAACCAGTTCCTGTACCGCCAGAAGTTGCTGGTAGAGCAGTTGTTAAGCTCAAGCTATTAGCTGTTAGCGCGACCGAAACAGTTGAGTTAGCAGTAATGTTAAGGACTGACGAGTTAGCAAGTAATCTATCGCTGTTGATGCTAACTACTGTAGAGTTAGCAGTAAACAAACCAGAGATTATGCTATTAGCTGTTATTGCAGAGGAAACAGTCGAGTTAGCAGTAATGTTAACAACGCTCGAGTTAGCAACAAATGCACCAGTTGTTAGGTACGATTGTAGTGTTGCGTACGCAAAGTTTACGTTAGCAGTGTCAACAGTTGTGGTTGGTTCTGGAACTTGGCCAGCGAATAATTTATAAACACCGTCAGTAGCATCGCGGAACAGACCAGAATATTTGGTTGCGCCATCGTTGAATGTACCATAGAAACCAATATCAAGTGTATTAACTGTATTATTACGAGCCAACGAAATAATAGAATCAGTTACAGATAGGTTTGTAGTATCAACAGTGGTTAGTGTACCATTGATATCAAGATTACCAGATAGTGTTAGGTCAGTAATCGATAGCGCACTATTAACATGAATACCTGATGTATTTACAGTTAGAGTTGAACCAGTAGTTACACCGACTGAATCAGCAGCAACAGAAATACCATTAGCAGCACCAACATGAAGACCTGATGTGTTTGCAACAAGACCATTGCCAGCATCAACATTAATACCGTCAGCTGTTACTGAAATACCATTAGCAGCATCAGCGAATACACCACTTGTATTAGAGATAATACCATTATTTGCTACAACAGCGATTGTTACAGCACTGCCTTCTGAAGAACCTGATCCAGAAATACCAGCACCAGCAGCAATAGTGGCAACATAGTTACCAGAAGTTTGAGTGCCGAGTGCTACATCACCAGAAAGTTGCGAAGTAGCAATAGAAAGGTTAGCAGTATTTACATGAACGCCAGATGCGTTTACAGTTAGAGTGCCATCACCGCGAACAACAAACACACCGCTAGAGTTAGCAGAAATACCATTGTTGGCTTTAACAGCAACAGCATCAGCAGCAACATCAATACCTGCACCAGCACCAACGTTAAGTGTTACGCTACCAGAAGTGCCACCATCAGTTAAACCAGCGCCAGCAACAACTTCAGTAATGTCGCCCTGTTGGCCAGTAATTAAAATTGCGGTAGAGTTAGAAGAAACAGTAACACCACCAGCACCGATAAAGAATACATCATCATTGGCGCCAGAGGATGGGTCTAATTGTAGAATACCTTTGTTGGCTTCAGTATTGGCAACAGCAAGCAGATCATAAGTTACACCTGCAGCTGGAGTTACCCAGTGAACATTGCCAGCTTCGCCAGATGTTAGAATCTGACCAGCAGAACCAACCGCACCGTTGGCATAGATTTGAGTTGGAACTAGGTTAGCAACGATTACTTTGTCAATACCAAGTGTAGAGTTAGCGACAAGAGCTTGGTTAGCAGTTAGAGTACCAGGAACACGGCGACCACCGATAGCGATGCTACCAGTAGAACCATCTGGGTGACCCAAGAATAGTATTTCACCATTCGAGGTATACGCAAGTTCACCATTAGCAAGACCTGTTGGTGCTGCGTTGGTAGTACTGCGTTTAATTTGAATTTTATTGGCCATTTTAGAATGAACCTCCGTCTAGGTTTAATTGTTCGACAACGTATGTGTCGTTTGCAGAATAATAAACTAGAGTAGAGTTGTTCGTTGGAGTTCCCTCTACCACATCTATCAATGAATCTAATCGTGAAGCAGTAACACCTGAAGCAGAAGTGACAGTAACAGCATCAGCCTGTGTAGAAGGTCTAATCGACCCACCAGTTGCAACAACTTTTATCTTAAGCGCACTAGTCATATTTAGTTATCTCGTAACCTCAGGGTTGATAGTAACAATGCCTTCGACGATTCTAGAAACCACATTGCCAGAGGAAACCAATTCTAAATCCCATACGTATCGACCACCAGTAATGTTTGCGCTTGTAGCAGCATTCATAGAAACAGTAATTATACCATTAGCATTACCAGTAACAGTAAATGAATTATAGGTTGTGGAGGTATAGTGCTTGCGCATCTGTGAACGACCAGTGTAGGTCGTTAGATTAATTGGAGTACCAGCATCATCTGCGACTTCAATCGTTGTTGAGAAGTCGGTTCCTTGGTCGATAAATAGATTTAGTTTGGTTGCCATTTATTTTCTCTCTGACAAAATTGCCAACATTAGCGATTTTAATTCGTTTACAGTTTGTTTTATCGTATTTATTTCATCTTCTAGATTATCGACTTTGCTGTTCTTTTCGCGTCGTTTTCGATACGCTTCCAATGCTTGTACATTAGTATTTAATACTGCACCAGAACTTGTATCTTTTACCAAGTCAGGCGAGTTTTCGATCTTAATATAGTTCTTCATTTTTGTAGTGCAATAACTCGCAAATCAGTAATTCTGGGTGGGTTGTATTCTTGACCCTCAATAGCGGTCAATACAATCTTAATGCTGTATTTCTTGAAGCGAACGAAATCTCCAGTAGCTGGAGCTGCAGCAGTATATGCAAAGTATCCTTCGCTGTTTTTGTATATTTCTGGAATCTTGAATTCGAACTCGCGGAAATCATTTAGGTTCTTAGGGTCTGAGTAAACACCCACTGGTGTTACTTGAGTCAATTCAATCCAAGGTAAACTATCAAAATCAGAAAAATCTTCAGCAGATTGAAATTTACCATATACTGTAACTCCTGTTGTTGCAGGTTTATATGCATCAACATAGACTTTAATATCTTCCGCATCCTGACCGTCAGCTAGACTAACAACACGCGAAACATACTTAGCAATCGCAGCGCCATCTCTACCAGTTTCACCTGTTGTATCATTGTTTACACGATTCGTAACTAGAACTAATTGGGAACCATCTAATCTAATAACAGGAGCAACATATTCATTCGCAGCAGTCATATATGCTTTCATCTGCAAAGAAGAATTAGCAGCAAGAATACTATCTTCATTACTGTAGCTCAATAAGAATCGAGACTTATCAGAAAGAATTTTTTCTTGTGCTTCATTAATATTAAAATATGCTGGATCTTCTGTATATGATGATCCTTCAGCATATGTACCACTCATTTCTAATGCAAGAGAAGCAGTTGGTTTGTTGTCAATATCTAATCTAGGAATAATGGCGTGGTACTCGTAATTTTGAATAGACTCTACAGTACCATCTAACAATGTAATGTACTGTGTAACACCATTTACTACTGTTTCTCGATATAGTTGAATTTCTTCGCCAACCGAGAAAGAATTTCCAGCACCTGTATTTACTAGCAGAACATATTTTTCGTTAGTATTATCTGATTGCAATCTGTACATATCCACAAACTTAGCTTTCTCAGCATAAGTATCATGAAACGCTCCGATCAAATCGCTTGTGTATGGAATCAAGTTTTGCATTCTGCTGACATCTTTGAGCACAATATATTCTAAGTTTTCTTTATTTCTTAGAGTGGCTATGCCTTGAGATGCAACATTGAATTTTGCTCTATAAAGAACAAACTTTACATCTTGATTCAATAGTTCTGTATATTCCGAATTAGATTCAGAATAAAATGCTTTGTCGTTTAGAGGATTACTGTTGACTATGCTATCAGTAATTAAATCTCTTTCGCCAATAGTTGCGCCCCAGACAGAAAAGTCAGAACCTGGAGTTTGAATGGCGAAACAATAACTTTTGGAAGCATCCAAAAATATTGGAACAGGAAATTCAAATGTAGTTGCTGTTGATCCATCCGTAGAAGTATCTACTAAATCTGCACTCAGAGAAACAGTGGAAAAAGGAACAACCGAGTTTCTGTCAGGAAGACCATCTTTCATTTCTAGCAAAAATACCTTTACACTAGAAGAACCTTTTTTCTTGAAGAATAGATCTAATTTAGTAGCATAGATGCCAGTTGCCTCTCCAGGACTCGCGACAAAAAACGCTTGTGCTAGAAATTTTAATGAATTGTTTGTAGCGGTTGGCATTTATAACTCCTTATCTTAACACTGGTCGGTCGGTGTCTGTAAATAATATAGCATCGGTGGGCACATAAGTAACACCACTGCCTACATCTGTAGAAATTTGAACTGGTTTTCCTGTAATCGGTGTAACTGCAATTTGAGTTGGCTCGCATGGCTTACATGGAACAAGTGAACCAGTATTGGTAAAGCTAATTGTTTTTACCGTAGAATCGCCGATCTGTGTGCCTGCATTGTTATGATATGTAGCAGTAACAGTTAATGTTGTATCAGCAGGATTGAGCCACTTGACACTTACAATTCTATCATTATTCAACTTACTTAAATTGGATTGAATAGAAGCAGTGCCGATAGTCGATGCTGTAAAATTAGTACCAGATAAAGAACTGCCTGATCTATTACCAGTAATATTTATTTTAACATATCCACCAGATATACGATTTGATGTCATGTAGGCACGGAAATCTAACGTAATATTTTTAACGACTTTAGCAGTTGAGCCATTTGACATATAATAATTATTATTATCGCCTGGAACATGATTGTAAATCGTTAGTTTTAATGGGTTAGTATTATCTTCGTATTTGGTAAGTTGAATAGGCTTGGTTACTTCCGAAACAGTTCCATCCACACCTGTAACTTTTAATTTAACATAAACAGTTTCAATAATAGTAGGATATGTAAATGTTATATCTTCTGGGTTTTGAACAGTAGAAGTAGCAACACTTGAATCAACACAACCTGTAGAACACTGAACAAATGTCCATTCCCACGCAGATGGAGATTCTAGCTCAGAACCTTCTGGAGCAACAACACCACGATTAGTTTTATCTAAGAAAGACAGCGTATGAGTTGCCCCATTCGTTACTAAAGAACCAACAACATCAAAATCAGCAACAAGTAAAGGTGTCTTTGGTGTTTGTGGTGGCTCGACTACTGGTGGTTGCGAAATATTCTCAACAAGAGCAACGATAAATGCGCCGATAGATCTAGAAGATCCTACTGCTGGCGCGACATCATTAGTTACTGCAATTATATGATTACCTAATGATAGATTTCCAGGAATTGTTACGATGGCATATAGGACACCATTAGAATCAGAATATAGTGCCTCGCCTTCGGAACCATCAACTATTACGTTTGATGGAATTGATTGTTGATTGTATACGATATCACCAGGAACAGAACTAGAAGAATAGTCAACATTATCAACACTAATATAGTGTTTCGTAAATGGTTTTAATCCTCTCGCTATCAGTTTAAGTGTTCTATTAGCTGGATAGATATAATTGTTTTGATATGTGTTTTTATCATCAGCACTTAGTGTCTTAGGATAAGCGATAGATTGTTCTACATCAGAAAACTTATCTTTATCTAATTCAACAGAACCATTTTTGTATCTGTCATCTGGGTCGATTAAAATTTCTCTAGTAGAATAATCTTGAGAAACAAACTTAGTATTAGCATCGTATCCTACTGTAATAAAATTCTTGCTATAAGAAATATTATTAGCGGTGTCGCGAATTATTGTTGTTGATCCAGCATTAGAATTATTCAATTCAAGCTCGACTGTTTCTAAAGAAACAGGTGGTCTGCCGACGCCAACACTCTCGTCGATTACAATGGTATGCTCATAATCTTCTGACCTTGCCAGACTGTGATCGTTAAATGGATCTACGAAGAAACCATTTTTGAAACGATCTACGCCATTGTCATCAGGAATATTTAACTGAGTAGCTTTTTGTTCTAAGCGAGTCAAAGTTGTAAAATACTCTAAAGACGATACACGCTGCTCGATAGCACCAATATCTTTCATTCTATAACGCTTATTAGAAATAGGAGAAATATTCATTGTGTATGGAGCATTAATAACATACTGCGATTCAGCCACAGTCAATGATGGATATGGCGGAATGTATGTCGTCGCAATTACCATTTGATCATCAGACTCTGCAACAGGTGATTTTGGTTGTATGGAAGGATCTCCTTCAACAACTTCAAATCCACCTTTTGATGTCAATACAACTGCATCTCTTCGTGGTAAATAATAAGTTAAATTACATTCAAAGTTTTGACCAGGATATGGATTGTAATCTGTGGTAGCAGAATTAAATATTGTTCCTGGTGGCGGATTCGCAGTCGTAGCAGAAGCATTAGAAGTTAGATTTGCAGTATTGGCTCTGTATGGACGGAAGTCAATAGAATCGCGCAGATCAAAACGTCGATCTCTCGTAGCAGAGTAATAAGAAGGAATTTCCCAAGTTCTTACATACTGCGAAGTATTCGCACCGATAGCATCATTTACACTATAAGATTCGACTGAGAAGAAGCCTTTACCTAGCGAAGCATTAGCTGCGAAGCAATCAAAGTCAACAATCAAATATGAGTTCGATACATTCGCAGAAGATTTTGGATATACGACAGCATGGTCATAATGAGTATCACGCTGACCGAAATCATAGGTAAAGTATTTTTTCAAATCTGAAAAAGCTTGTGGCGTGTCTGAAGTCAAATCTGATGTTTTTCTAATTGCGTTAATTTTGAAAACATCTGGAACGCCAAGATTAAATCCATAAGGATGAACAATCTCGTAAGTATTAGCTGATAGATTTGTAGTAAACACAGTATCAACTACCAACGAAGAAGCCGAGGCAATTGAAACAATTTTTCTTGTTTGGCCATTAGCTTTGATATAATTTCCTTGCTTAAAATCAGTATCAAAAGTAGTACCAGAAGCACCAGTCACTGTTGTTGTTCCCGATGTGCTAATTGTACCAGTTAAAGATCCATTATAGAAGCGAACCAATTGATTACGTTTAACTTCTTTAGCTATTGGTCGAGCATTAGATTTTCTAGTATATGCATTGATTTTAATTTCTGTTGCATTAGGAGTGGTAAAGTTTGCATTAAAATTAACAGTTAAACTTTGCAATGTTGGATTTAGTGTTATTGTTCTTTTACTTGTAGACAAACTAATAATAGAACCTTTCTCATGAAAACGAGCATAGCTATTAGCTACCAATGAAATAGAACCATTTACTGTCATTGATATATTATTGGCGATACTGACTACACGTCGTGGGTTTGTAAATCCAGCACCAGCATCAAATACAATCGTTTCACCGACAACAAAGTCTGATAAAAATGTTGTTCCGTTGGTGCCCGTTAATACATTTGTAGCACTTGCGGTAACATTACCAGTAAGGTTGGCAGTGGTTAAAGTATTACCAGTAAGAATAATATCAATTTTATCTTCAGAAAAATCAGTATTATCTGAGAAGCCAAAGAATGAACCACCATCAGTTAAACTGATTGTTGTAGTACCAGTATTAGCAAGAGAAGCATTACTAAAAGAATTATAATAAAATTCAGTATCAGAATCGTTGTTTTGATTTCTAAGATTTTTAACAGCACGATTTGTTAAACCGAATACAAGAGCTGTATAGTCGGTGGCTTCTAATCTAGGATCAGAATATCCATCAATTGTTAAGTCTAAAGTTAAACCTGACCCTGTTCCGCCAGTTACAGCAGACGCAGATATACTCGGATTGGCTGTGTATGTTCCGCCCTGAACTAAAGATACAGAACTTACATTACCTAATGCGTTATCTACACCAAGACGTACTGTTGCTGACTGCCCTAGACCGCCATTAATCGTAACAATGTCACCATTTGTATAATTGCCGCCATTGGCAGAAATAGCAACACCATAAACAGAATTAGCAATCTGCGAAACTGCAATGTCAGCAAATGCGTTAGCAGTAGCACCTTGATAAACAATAGAACGAACTTTATTAAAATTCTGATTTTCGTTCATCTTAACATTAAACAAATACATTTTGTATTGTGCTGTTGGTGCACCTTTTTCTGCGCTGTCAGCATTATAAACTAGATTGCGAATATTAGCAGTACCGATTACACCTATACTACCAGTAGCAGAACTTGCTGAATTCTTACTGGCACTGATTGCATTTTGGAAAGAACCATATAGATTTACATCCACTGATTGATCAGCTGGGAAATATCCACGAAGCTCTTCGACTGTAACATAACTACCATAATTCATTGAAACAATTTGTTGTGTCGGTGATTCAGTATCAACGCCACGACGAGAAGTTAGTAGCTGATTTGATTTGAAATCAATAGAATTACCGCGAACATATGCTTTACCAGAACCAATGTCATAATAGAATTCTTGAGTATTTGCTGATGGCTTCGAGCTAATAGTAAAATCTTTTACAGTATAATGACCTGATTCGTCATAAGTACGTTGCGCTATTTCTTGTCCGAGCGCACCACCTATGACTGTATTATTCCATCTCAATAGATTATTTTGACCAAACTCAGCAACTGCAAAGAAGATTTCGTTATTCGGTAAAGAATCTTTACTATAAGAAACGAATTGCGTATCTAGCTTTAGACGATGCGCGCCTGGAGCTGCATCATTTGTCAAGTCAGCAGAATTATCGTATAAAGAAGAATCAGCAAATTCATCAACTACGGTTTCCGTAGTCTCCATACCAATTACAATACCATTTGCTGCAGCGACGCCACCTTCTGATGGGTTTAGAATTAAGGTTTGATTAGAGGTTTTAACAAAAAAACCGCTTTGATACACAACACCTTCAGAAATATTAATCGCATAAGCATTACCAACTGCAGTATAACGCTCATCAACTGGTGTGGTTAAGACTGTTGTGCTTGCAAGTAAATTGCTAAAATCTAAATTAATAGCAGATACCACAGCTGTTGTAGTTGTGTCTGCTAGCGATTCGATTGTCTCGCCGACAACGAAATCTTTTCTAATGTTGGTAATGGTAATTGTTTTTGTTGTTGAATCAACAATTTCTGTAATTAGACCGCGTGCATCAGAAGTCTGACCACGAACCCTAGTGTTTAGAGCAAATCCTGTTACATTATCAACAGTAAGTATGGTTGTTCCGAGGAATGATTTATCCTCGTTGTATATTCTGACAGTTTCTCCTTCTTGAAACTTATTCGCGCCATTTGTACCTGTCGCGGTATAATTAACAAATAACTTAGAAGGAGACGAAGTAGAAGAAACACCATCTTGACCTTTTAATATTCTAGCCTGTACGCCAGAAGTAACACCATAAAGAATAGCACCATTGAAAGATGTATTTGCTGCGGTAAAAGTAGAGTTAGAATCTGGAATAGCAACATAAGCAGCATCTGGCATAACTGTCGGAGCACAGCCTTTAAGCAGACTACCTTGTTTGAATACACTATCACCAAAGCGTTCAATTTGATTTTGTAGAATACTTTGAAGTTGGGTTAGTTCCCTAGCTTGAACTGGAAATGATGGTCTAAACAATACTCGATGAAATTTCTTATTTTCATCAAAGTCGTCATAGTATGGTGCCGACGCTAGAGTTGTATTTGCAATATCAGCTGACATTAATTCGCTCCGTTAGAATTTTATTACTAGTTTAACTTGTTCTTTATTTGAAGTAGAACGAGAAACTTCTTGAATATTTTGAATGTATAAGACATCACCAGAATAGATAGCTAGGTTTGCAACAGTATTTCCGCTAGACGAAGTTCTTTGCGCTCCATTAGCACCCTGTAGAACTTCACCAGACTGAAACGCGCCACTAATTCCAGTCAATAACATAACTGATGAGTTGGCAAATGCGTATCTACCAGAAGCAGAAGAAACACTTCCTGTTACCACTTCGCCATTCGCATAAGATCCTGTTCCAGAACCTGTTATATTTATAGTGCATATTTGATTAAATGTATTTGTAGTGTATAAAGATCCATTAGCATACGTTGGACTCTTTAACAAACCAATAGTTCTATAGGTTACATTAGTGTTAAATAGTGTTTCGCCATAGTCATCAAATAAACAATGCACGCCAAGCGCATCCACGTATAGCTCGTCATGAACGTTGCTACCATGTCCGTCATCTGGTGAGATAATGGCACGCACCACAGCGCCAGATCCTAGACCAGTTCCAGCAGTGACTGTTACAGTCGCGTCTTTATATCCAGTACCATATGAAGTCATGTTAATTTTGTCAATAGAACCAGAAACCGAGTCCATATCTGCGTACGCAAGAGCACCCGAACCAGTTCTAGAAGAAATAGTCAATCTTGGACCAACAGAATATGTACAGGTGTTTGACAAAAAGCCAGAAGGAAATGCGCTAGAAACTGTAATTCCAAACGTCGAGTTCGAAGCAGAAATAGCTCTAGTGAACGTATTACCGCTTGGATTGATAACAGTAATGGCGCTGCTTGCATAATAATTTGTGGTTGTGTTAGCAGTATTTTCTATCAATAATTGCGTGGTACTGCCAACTGTAGTAATAGTACCAGTATGATTTGGATATTTTGCACCAGCAGAAACTGGCTCTAAATGAAATATAGCTCCATTGATGGCAGCATTTGCTACTACCGCATTTTCAGTCACTGGAATATAATCGTTAGTAACATAACGCGAATAGTCTGCCTGCGAAATTGTGTATAGATATAGCCACTTGTAACCATCTGCTGTTTCGAATGGTGTTCCGATATAAGTCGCGCTCTTTGTAGGTTTTACAGTAGAGTTCGCGCCACCAGCATTAGAGATGCATTTGAACACTTGTCGGGTGTCAGTAACAACAAAGAAATTCTCATCTTTTAATTCGACAGTATCGTCATATTGCGTATACGCAGTTCCGCTAGTCCACACGTATTTTTTAGTCATTTTCTTAAATGTAGGCTTTTTACCAAACATCATTTCATTCCATACATTATAAAATGAGCTTGTTTCTGATTCTACTTCAGCAGCAACGTCACTAGTTGGATATTCGCTTTGCTTAGCAACAAACACATAATAACTGCTTTCGTCTTGGAACGAGACATTAATAGTTAATCCAACACCATTACCAGTCGTGTTTGTTGTTGATATGTTGTTAGCAGGAACATTAGTATTATAAACACCTGCGTTCGTTAAAGAAACAGCAGTAACATTTCCTTGTGAATTAGCCGTAACAGTAAATGTAGTTCCGCCAAAAATACTAACTTGATTAGTGTTAGTATATCCACTTCCAGCATTGGCGATGGTTAGCGCAGAAACTTTTTTATTGTCGATAGAATTAATAAATTCGTCGATCGCATTTCTTTTGAATTTAGATAATAGCTTACTCATTTACTTACCTTATGGGGTTGTGTTTAGCACCGTTTCAATAACGGTATCAAAAATTGTATCTACGTCCACAGTTGTTACATAAGCAGTGGCTGACGAAGTATTTATAGCGGTTGTTGTAGATCTTATGGTTTCATAAGCTGTTGAAATCGCTGTTATGTACTGCGTAGCATTTAACACAGTTCCTGTTTGGTTAAACACGGTATCTGTATAGAACTTAGTATTAATAGTTGTATCTTGAGTTACTGTCGTATTCGTATCTGTAGATAATTTTGTTTCTAGAGAAGTGTCATATTCAGTTAAAACTGTCGTAGAGGTCTGTTTAATAACAGTTGAAGTTACAAGATTAGTCTCAAGAGCAGAATTTGTGTATGTCGCTGTTCTATATGTTGTATCTTTTTCATACTCGGTTGTTGTATTTGTAGAACTCGAAGTACCTATTTCTGTTAATATAGAAGTAGAATACTTTGTTGCTAAGGTTGTAGCCTTAAATGTATCTGTTGCTATCTTGGTATCTTTGTCAGTCGCATAAGAAGTTGCAACTGTAGTTAATGCTTCGCCAGTAAGAAAATATGTTAAAATTTCAGTTGGACGTGAAGTCGCAAACTTAGTAATGATGTCAGTGCTTTTATTTGTTAGTGTGGTAACATTTGTAGTAACATCAGTATCTAATGTAGTATCAAACGAAATCTCTTGAAATTTGGTATTATAGAAAGTTGTAAATTTGGTTTCTGCGCTGGTTTCATAAACAGTATTAATTGTAGTTAATACATTTGTCATAAACGTTGTAGCAGCGAACTTCTTTGTATCAATTGTAGTATCTTTTGACGTAGCATACGCAGTTGTGGTTGCAACTTTAGTAGCATATGCTGTTAAATACACAGTCGTTGTTTTAATTTCTGTTCCAGCAAAGAAAGACGTCGTCGTAGCAGTAGATGGCAACGTACCAGTTGTTATATTGGTTGTTTTAAGTGTATCTGTATTAAACTTCGTTGTCGTTGATTGTTTAGTATCATATGACGTGTTGAACGTTGTATTAAACGTAGTAAGCGTATTATACACAGTAGAAGTTGATAAAGATGTTTCTTTTGTACTACCACCACTGGTGTCGTATATTGTTGCAAATGTGGTTGCTATAAACGTGGTGGCTGTGTCTTTTGACGTAGCAACTTTTGTTGTTTCAGATACAGTGCTTACTTTACTACATCTCCAAATCCATTCGCCTTCAATTTCTTCATTAGAAAATTCGCAATCGCCACCGAGCGATGGATTTCTAATATCAAATCCAAACGAAGCAGCGTCCACTTCAGCAGCATTTTTATTTACAAATCCTGAGCCATATCCACTTGTAGTAATCTCAGTATCTGCAGTCTTATTTGTATCAAACGTCGTTGTTGTAATAAAATTGGTATTGCGCGAAGTTTGATATGTCGTAGGTGTAGCAAACAACAATGTTGAATATGTCGTAGAAGTCAAAAGAGCCGTATTGGTCAAATAATTAGTCGAAGCTGTGGTTGACTTATTAGTTTGAAAAGCTGTATCTGTTGATTTACTAGTCTGGGTACTCGCGACTGCTTCACCAACATAAGTGGTGTCTGTGAGTACTGTTGTACTAATATCAGTATCAAACGCAGTTGCTGTCGTAATTAATGTATTATACGTTGTAGTCGTAGTTGTAGATGTCGCTGTATTGTAAGTGGTATTCTTAGAAGTATCGCGCTTCGTTATAAAAGTAGTATCAAAAGCAGCAGTCGTTAAATACTCTGTAGCAAATGCAGTTGCTTTCGCAGTTTCTGTAAATGCGCTAGTCGTAATACCAGTAGAGGTAGTCAAGAAAGTAGACGTAGAAGTTAGATATAAAGTTTCTATGTAATCAATTAATGCTTCTAAAGTAGTTCCTCTAGAAACAGCTATTTCTTGAACTAAAGTCCTGCCGAACTTTTCCATGCCCGCAGGATGCCACAAGTCGCGTAAAATACCAGAATATCTTTCAAAGGCAGTTAATGCTTGAACTTCGTATGAATATTCCTGATAGTAATAATTGTCATGAATGTATTTGTCAGAACTTAAGAATCCTCTTGTATTCTTGAAAAACCCATCAGCCACACCATGACCAGCAAAACTAATAGTTCCTGCTGCATCACGAGAAGAATCTACAGTGCTGACGAGTGTTACTGACGAACCATCAATATAACCAACTCCAGAATTGTATAGTTTAACAGCAGAAACTCCATCAGAATCAGTTAATCCTGTTACCACAACTTGTCCAGATATTCCGTCGCCGACGACATTTAATACTTCGCCCAAAGAAAATCCAGAGTCAGAACTAGTCATAGAAATTTGGTTTAAGGATCCTTTAATTCTAGGACTTTGTAACACGTCAATATCAAGAGCATCTATAATATCGTCATTAATAATTTCTTCAGAGGGCACGAATGTACCTTTTATATTAGAAATATAAAGTATCTCATACAGATTACCGCTGATAGAATATGTTTTGTAGTCGTCTACAAAAGCCGTCGCACCAGAAACTCGACCAGTGATTGTTTTTCCAATGTATTGTTTTGTGTTTAGATTATATTCTAATTCCAGATATTTCGGAACAAACCACTGACCATCTGACGCGCGAAGAATATCGCCGCCAGGAATATACACATTGATGTCTTCATTAAATAGAATTCTAAAAAGAAGTTCTAAACCACGAGCAGTACCCTTCGAAGAATACACTTCTTTGATATGTTTTTGCAATAATCGTTTATCTGCAGCGATATCTTTTGGAATACCGTGCATATATTTTTTTCTGAATTCATCTACGAATCTGTCTAGAGTAGTATCAATATCACGATATTCTGGAAGTCGACGAGAATCATAAGCAACATTATTAGTTTGTTCTAACCATTCAAAGTATGTTTTTACAAATGTAACGAACGTCGCTCCTTCGTCACGATAGATAGAAGGAAATTGTTGTTCGATTAATGGAGAAATTAATTTCTCAATATCTTTCATTAGATTCTAATTCCAGTCATAGTAACAGTAATATCTTCTGGATCGATGAGAAGGATTTTATTAGTTAAAGTATCTATATCTGCGTTTTCTGTTCTTGCATAAATCTTAATCGCATCAGTAGTATACGAATCAACAATTAAGTTGTTAATAGAAATCAATCCTGTATTATAATCAACAGTACCAACATTATTATTCAATACAGTTGTTATATTATTTACTAGAGCATAAACATACAAAGTTCCTGTTCCATTATCTTGAATGTAAGCGGTATACCCGTCATACACAAATGGCGTGGACTCAACAATGGCTTCGTGTCCTACTGGAAGAACATATCTAACATTTTCATTATACAATTCATTCTCAAAACTCCATCTTTCTGAATAACTTACGCCAGGACTTGGTGTGATTCTTTTGCTAATTCTAACTTGTGTGTCATTAGAAATAATCGAAACATCAGCAGCATCGATAGCAGAAGAAAGTTTAGAAAATCTTAGATCTGAACCAAAATCAGAAAGATAACTGGTATTAAACGAAGTAATTGCAGTAACAACATTCGATGCTAACTGAGAAGAAGTTTTCGTGGTTTGATTTATGTTGTACTTAACACGAGAAGAAATATCAAGATACAGATACTCTGGATTTACAATTAATGGTTCTACTGATAGCGATGTTTTATCAGATAGAAAATCAACTATCTCATTCTTTAGAGAATCTGATAATACCTCTGATCCTATTGGTTTTGCAGAAATAACAATCTTACCATAGCGTTTTGGCGTGGCTTCTTCTCCGCCATACGCGACTACAGTTTCAATCGAAGGAAAATTGGCTTTGATCAATGACACTGTATCTTCCGAAGTAATAGCGCGATTTTGATTAGTAAATCCACGAATCGCATTATAACGAATAGAATTATTATCTTCAGCGTATGCTCCACCATAAGAAGAACCAGAATACACTAACGAAAATGTACTAGCTGGGAAAATATCTACAGATTCTACCGTAGAAAATGTCGAGGTGTAATTAGCATCTACGCCATTAGTTTCCAAATAGCTTACAAGTAATATGTTTCCTGGTGTTAGTTGTTTACCGACTACACCATTACCAAATGTAATCGAATACTGAAAATCTCTATAACCTTGTATAAAGAATACTTCGCTGTTTGCATTTAGATTAAATAATTCTTCGCTTCTACTCCATGGTGTAAATACTGCTTCTGTTGACGATTTTTGAACTGTTACAGAAACTGTGCTAATATCAACATTACTAGAATTGATTACAAACTGCGCGTTGGCAGAAGATACTAAGAATGCTTCTGTCTTCAAAGAACCTTCGTAAAAGAAAACATTAGACACGCTGTAACTGTTAGAGGATTCTAACACTACAGGTTCTTTAGTATAAAAGTTATAAACTAAGCCATTGTTCGCAGTACCAGAAATTCTATAATTAGCTGGTAGCGTTATCGTGGTTGGCGATACGCTATTGTTTACTGAAGCAACAACATCAACTTCTATCCTAGAAGCAGATCTTGAACGTGGGGTATAATTTAACTCTTTCGCATGCGAGATGATTGATTCGCGAAGCTGCGCGGTATCTAAGAACATCTCACTACCAATCATGTTTAGATACATGGCGTTGTGATATGTGTTGTATGCAAGTAAGTCTAGCAAGACTGACAAGTTAGAACCTTCAAAGTCATAATCTCTAAATTGAGTTTGTTGACTTAGATATGTTTTTAGACTTTGTTTATATGATGCAAAGTCTAACTGAGTATTGTTTAAGAATCCGTTGGTCGCCATTTATCTAATCCTGTTTAGAGTAAACTCTACTGTGCCTGTATCTGGTACTGCTGCCATAGTAAATACGATGGTTACATAGTACTGGTTGTTGTCATAATCAGGAGTAACATCAATGCTTAATTTATCTATTCTTGGTTCGAATTCTCGTAATGTATCTGCGATAGACTCTTTGATGTCTAGAGTAACGATTGGACCCATTGGTTCAAACAACAATGCAATTAAACCAGCGCCGATTCTTGGGTTCAGTAATCGTTCGTTTTTGTTTGTGACCACTAGATTTTTAATAGAACGTTTTACTGCATTTATATCTGTCAGTCGAATAAGGTCATTAGATACAACGTTTCTAGCAAAAGAAGTGGTAAAGTCACTATACGTGACTGTTGGACCAAGTGGTTTTGGTTTTCTAAATGCCATTATTCGCCACCATCTCCGTTAAAGTCTTTAAGAGTTTTCATGTAAATTCTCCGCTGTATAGTGTATTTAGTAGTGCTTAAGAATCAAATTTGTATGTTTTTATTTTTACATCATCAAGAACACGCGGATCTCCAGCGTTCTGACGAATCTGCCTTGCAGTCATTTTAATATCACCGCGATTAGCCATAAAAGTGTCACCAGTCACATCTAAATTAAAATCACCACCAACTCTCCAATTTACATCGCCAACAGTATCAATATTTGTGTCGCCATTTGTAGAAATGTTAGTGTCGCCCATTACTGTAATGTTGATGTTTCCTTTTACAAATATATCATTATTTGCATATGTTACTTGTTGTAATCCACCCTGAGCGCGCATAACAATTGATTGGTCTGGCATCAACGTAATAAACGTACCATTCTTATGATATATGTTTACTCGCTCAAATCCTTCTGAATCATCCAACTCAATAAAATGACCGAAGTTGGATTTATAAACAATGTTCTTACCATAGATTGCTCCAAACTGACTATTGCTCTCAGCCCAGGATTGCGCACCAGAAGAGCCAGCTGTTTCTGTAACCACACGGCTTCTATCGCGCCAATCAGAAATTGGTGTTTTTCCTCGACCAGAACCTTGTGGTCTTTCTT